TAAAGTATTAACTTCTGTCTTATTGTAAGTATCAGTTTTCTTATAATAGTTATCTAAGTCATCAATAGCCTTAACATAACCTTGTACTTCTTCTTTTGTATAAACTTGTGGTTTAGTATAGTAATTATCTAAATTGTTTACTGTTTTATCAATATAACCTGCATCATTATTAAGTTGTGAAACATTAGTTGGGATACTTGCTAAAACTTCTTGTTTAGTAGTATCTATATAAGCCTTAACTTGTAAAGATGATGGTATTTTACTATCAGAATTTTGTAAATGTTCATCAGCATATTTGGATAGGGTAGCACCACTAATACCAGAGGCACTCCCTACCGTATATGTTCCATCTAAAATCTTTTGAATATCCACATAGTTAGCGTTAATACCAGCCTTAATAATTGTTTCTAATTTGTTAAGGTCTGTATGCTGAACTATTTCTCCATCTTTCCACTCTGCTTTTAAATAATTATCACCAATTCTTTTATTATAATCCATATAAATCACCTACCCTTGTTTAACCTTTCCTAACTTACAAACTAAACCTAAACTATCTATTTTTAAGAACTCTTCACTACTACCATAAATCCTAAATACAAAGTTTTTACCTTTTTTAGGAATTACCATTTTAATAGTCTGATATGTGCTTTCATCTAATTTAGTTTTAGCAACAACCAAACTTCCTGCAATACTTAGATTTCCTTCAATGTCTAAGTTTTCCTCTACATTATAATCTAAAATTATTGTACCATTTTCATCTAAATAATACTTATATTTATGTGGGTCATTAACTAAGTGTCCATCAACATATAATTCAAAGAATAATTGACTTAATTCATCTCCACCAATTACCTTTATAAATGTATGCTTTAATTTTTTCATATGTTGTGGATAATTCATATTTATACCCTTAGTTATCAAATCAACATAAATAGATTTATCAAAATCAGTTGGTGTAGTATCAAACTCATATAATGAACTTCTATAAACAGGAATACCACTACTACTTCCGTAAATACTTAACTTCATATTTAGCAGTTTACCACTAACATAAGATGTTTCTGTACTATTATTAGATTTATCAATAAAATTACTTTCTCTCTTAACATTAGCAATTCCGCCATAATTGAAGAACGCAACAGCCACTTTTATATCGTCAATATAAATTGAAATATCATAACCATTAGCATTATCAAAACAATCAACAACATATTTATGATTAACAGTTGTATCAATATTTTTAACTTCAACCCTATAAGTTCTACCATTTACTCCTGTAGAATTAAATGCCATCATATTACCCATAAATCCAACATTGATTGAGTTAAACTTATTTGCAGAAGTTTCACTAGCATATGCCTTTGCCAAATCTATAACCCTAACAATTCTATCGTTAGGAGCATTTATTATACCTTCAAACTCTATTTTAAAACCGTTAGTAAATGGAATATCAGATGGAAGTTTTGGTATTGCAAGATAACCACTACTATCTTTAATCACTAAACCTTGATTTATTATCCAACTTACATTAGTTAATGTTAGATTTCTTCCATAAATAGAACTGTCGTATGCAATAGTTCCAGAACCCTCTAAAAAGTTATATCTTAGCACATCAACACTACCAGCGACTATTTTTATATTATGGATATTACAAGAACAATAAGTAGTTCTTGCCCTATCTACTCCAATAGAGTTTACAGTTCTATTAGCACTAACAATATAATTAGTTGGAATAGTTCCTGATTTAACAACTACACCATCTCTAAGAATATTACAGTTACCACTACTATCAACATCTATATTCCAAATATGTCTTGATAATAAGCCAATATTTTGGTCTGTATATAAACTAAAATCGCCATATTCACTTGTTAAGATAAATCCAAGTTCATCATTTTCAGTAGTCTTTAATGCTATTTTTCTATAACTAGGATTTCCATAACCATAGATATTTTTACTTTCACCACCACTTAAACTAGAATTGTTAGTTTCAACTATCTCATAATGCTCAACTGTTGGTGCATTATAAGATAAATTATTAACATAATAATCAGTATAGTATAAACCATCAGAGTTTCTAGTAAATGTACCGTGTAAGTGGATACTAATATTTAAAGTCTTAGCACCTTCATAATCTAAATAGATTATATTTTGATTTCCTTCAACAACTCTAGGATTTGTAGAAGAACCTGTACCACCTGTCCAACTACCAAAGTTATGTCTATAAGTTTCTCCATCTATAATAACCTCAATATATGGATTACCTGGATACCAACCACTTGTCAATCTAATAGCAGGTGTATATGTAATAACACATCCTGTATCAGTTGCTTGTGCTTTGAAAGCAGAGAAACCTGCTTGTAACCAATTAAATGTATTACCACGATTAGTTAAAACAGAATAATAATTATTATCATAATAAGTTGTAGGACCTTTGTTAATTCCAGACCTAGTATAAGTATATGTAACAGTACTGTTTAAAGACCATCTACTAACATAATTACTATTTACATCTCTATTTATATTGAAATTACCATAAGTAACTAAGTTTCTACCATTGGTTACATCAAAATTAACTGTAGTTTCTGGGATAAGTTCGCCCTCACTACCTGTAAGTTTAAACTTAAATGAACCTGTTTCGCTAATAACTTCGGTATCTTTATCAACATATATTTTATAAGACACAGTATCTACATTTGTTTGTGGATTTGGTGTTATTGAATACTCCATAATAGCATAGTAGCCATTAGTGTGATTTGTTTCAAAAGAACCATTGAAAGTTTGCTGATAAACGCTTTCACTTTCTTGTTGTAAATCTATTAAATAAGCACCATTTAATATATTTAATTTAGTATCAATTTGAATATTAAATCCGTTGTTTAAATTACCATTAAAATCGGTTAATGTTCCACAAGCATTAGTACCATTTAAAGTTATACCCTTACTTTCATTAACTACGGCATTACCAACTATCGTAGCATCATTACCGTTTCCTGAAAGGTCAATTACTCTATTATTACTAACACTATTTGTTAGATTATAATTAAATAATGTTTCACTTTCTGTAAACTCTTCTTTAATTTTAACTGTTGAAAATGTTTCAATAGCATTATCATTTAAGAATAAGAAAGTTGGCTTTTCTAAAAATCTATAAGTTGTATAAGCACCTAATTCATACTGATAAACTAAAACATCTAAATTATTTTCAGCAGCATAATCACCTTTGTCATTGTAATTATTATAGAATAACATATACTTATCTTTATATCTAAAAGCATATGCTCTTTCACTTATACCATTATATCTAATAGCAGGTTTCTCTCTATCTTCTGCATAAAGCGTATAATCACTTGTTAGCGTTTTAACCTTTATATCAAGTTCCCCTACATTTTCATATCCTTCTACAAATTGGTTTGACTTTAATGAATATAGACCACGAGGGGAAACAAAATATAAGGTGTTATCTATAGGAACGACAGTATTTCCTGCGTGACAACCAATACTTTCATTTACTATTTCTTTAGTTACATCATCAAGTGTCATTGAGTGTCCACCTGTGATTTTCCAAATTTGTTGTTTAGTAAATACTATATAACTTTTCTTAAAATAACATATTTTAGTTATCTTATCAGTTGCTTCTAATGGGAAAGTTATATAATTCATACTAGGAATATAAGTAAAATCATTAAGTTGGCTAAACCATATAGTGTCTTTACTATAAAATAATGCTCTATCATTCATAAAAACAATTCCACAATTACCAACATTTAAACCTGATGAAACTTGCTGACTATCTGCATCTAAATTACCAATTTTATAATAATCATATTGAGGAGAAATAGAACTATTTTCCATTTCTACTTTAAACTCAATTTCATCATCAGTACTTGGTGTAACATTTAATGTAATATCGTAAACTCTAAGACTAGCAGTTGAGTGTGTATCATCTGGTGAAACACTTACATCATTTGATGTATAAGTCACTCCACTCTTAATATTTTTAAGTTGAAATACAAAACTAGCCCAAGAAGTACTTTCATTTGTATAATAAACACCTATTTTAAATGATTGTCCTGTTGGAATAACTCCATATGTTGGTTTAAAGTTATTATCAAATATAGCCATACCTTGAATACTGTCACCACTATTAGAGCCATCATCTACATAATAAATAGGGTTAGTACCTGCTAACATATTATAACCAAAATGTACTACCTCATAAGCACTAGGTTTAAATGCAGTATTAGTAACACCTGTAGCAGAAAAACCAGCATAAGAGAAAGCATTAGCAAGACTTGTATCAGAATTTATAGTAGCACTTCTATTAAAACATACTAAACCTTTATTATTATTTGTAAAATATATTTTATCATAGAACTCAATATTTTCCATATTGAGTAAGTTTCTATCCCAATTAAATATAACAGGTAAATCAGTCTTATAACCAACTATAGTCATATTATCTTTAATAACATAAACAGTTGTTTCTATATCAGCACCAATTTCATAATCCACACCTGCAACTAAATCAGAATACTCATAAACAGTACCTACAATAGTTTCACCAACACCATAATCTACATTTTCAATTAACTGAATATAATCAGAGTTTTCTAGTTTTAAATAAACTTTATTAGCCTGATAAGTTGTATCTGCACTCACAAATACTGTTTTATATTCTTCATCTTTATTATAGACTAAATCAGATGTTTCAGTTAATTGAAAAACATAACTAGGTAAAGTACATTTATAATACCAAGCATTTGAACCAACTAATTGTTTATCTGTAATTGAAGTAGTTAAAATTAGTAAAATAAATGTGTTATTTTGAAAACCATATCGTTTTTGATATTCTCTATAACTATTTTTACCACTAAATCCTGCTAAGTTTCTAAAACAATTATTATCATTTTGTAATAATTTCATATAAACAACATTATCGTTATCTTCTTCTGGATTTGGATTTAATTCTGTTCTATTTTTAATAGTTGGTATTAGATTTTGTCCTAATTTATTAAAAATATCAGATAAAGCCATAAGTTCTCCAAAACCTTGTCTTTTATGTAAAGCACCAATTCTATCCATATCAAAATTGATGATACGTCTAAAATCAGCAGGAGAACTACTATCGTCAGTAAACTCCGTGTTAATACCACCAATAAAATTATCTATTAAATAGAATAACTTATTCTCTGGGTTTCCTCTAAACTTTTGGTAACCAATTCCATTTGATTTTGTATCTGCCACTACCAATCACCACCATTTAAGTCACTTCCAAAGAAACCAATGTTTATAGCATTAGAAGTATCAATCTCATAAACTCCACCAAAACCATCATCTTTAATAAGGTCTGGAGAGATACCACTATCTCCTGTTGTATCATCTGGGTCATAAGACGCTACAAGACTTCCAAGATTATCTTTAAAATTGGATAAGGCTCTATAAAACTCCTCTAAATACATTTCGGCTTCGGTAAGTGAACTATCGTTCATTTTTACACCATAAGACATATATGGACTAAGTAAGGCAAAAAACCAATCTTTTGGCATATATGTATATTTGGTATTACTTTCCGTTACTCTAGGAAATAAGGTTTTACACTCAGTATTGATAATAGCAATAGCCTTATTACCTAAACTCAAATAATTAACGGTTTCGTGGTTTTCATCAGTAAAGAACTCACTATTAGCAATTACATCATCTAAACTCATTTAACCCCACCCTTTCTCTACAATTAGATTATAACAAAAAAGAATAGTTTATACAACTATTCCTAACTTAATCTTTCTTCTATAATTTCTTTGTATGTATTACTTTCAGAAACCTTTTGTAGTATTTTATCTATTTGATTTGCTACAAACTCAGGGTATTCGTGAGGTTTACCATCACAGTAAACAGTAACAGGTATGCAGTTGTAAAAGAAAGTATAAACTTTGCCTAAAAATGGTGCATATAATTTTGATACAGTTTTCTTAACAACTCTATCATTTTTACATTTTTCTAACATAAACTTTTGTTTTTCTAAAGCATAAGTTCTTTCTGCATCTCTCATAGCCATTTCACTATTTGCTTCGATAGCAGTTTTTAATGCCATAGTAGCAGCAGCATTTGCTTGTTTTTCACTAAAAGTACCTTTAGTTTCTACTACAGGTTCAGCACTTTCTATTACAGTTTTAGTTTCTTCTACAGGTTTAGTTTCTGCCTTTTTAACAACAACAGTTTTATTTTCAGCCATACTCTAACCACCTTTCTATTTAATTATACCAACTAAACAAATATTTGTAAATAAAAAGACTACCCTATGGGTAGTCAACACTATAGAAAGAAAGATTTATGCTAACTATTCTTGACTAGCAGCCTTACCAATAGTGTCGTTAGTGTCATCATATAATGCCATATCATAAGCACTTGCACTATAAATAGCAGTAATTGCTAATGGGTCAATAATTTTAGCACCTGTCCATAATTTGTAACCAAAAGTTGCTTTTTGTCCTAATGGGTCAGATTTATCAGCAGCAAATCCTGTATCGTAGAACTTAACATTTTGTCCACCTAAACCTAATACCATATAAGGTTGATAACCTAGGACATAAGATGTATATACATTTACATTACTTTCATTTTTTGCAACAGGGCAAATTAGAGTATCTGTAAAGTACATACCATATACCATATATTTTGCTAATGTTCCTTGTTTAATAGGTCCATTATCATTACCTGGTACAAGTAATTTATTGATTAGTGTAGCATCATCTAGTAAATCTTGCATTACATTAGGGTGCATTACACCAACAAATCTACCACCATATCTTTGATGACCTTTTCTGTTAGCATTACTCATAGATAATGCAACAATTCTAAAGTCTTTGAAAGATACAACATCAGTAGCAGTAATATCATCTTCGTCAGTAGCATTTGTTCCTACGAAATACTTAGAAGCATCTGCGAAAGCGTCAATAATATTTCTTTCAATTAACTCAGCAGCGTGTCTTGCTAATTCAGGTTGATAAATATTTTTAATATTATCAAAGTGGATGTCAGCAGCAACATCTGTTTCGTCCATAATTACACCATATTGGTTAATAGTACCACTAACCTTGTGACCTTCTGGTTTTAATGCAGTTGGTGGAACACCTTCTGTTAATAGATGGTCAGCAACTTTTTCAAGTGGTAAATGATTGTATCTACGAACTGTAAATGTTTTAGTACCTTCATTTTTAGGAAGGTTCATTTCTACACCTAAAGTAGTAAATACGAAATTACTTCTTTCTAACTTAATCATTTCTAGTATTCTTTTTGAAAAGTATTCATTAACTGATAAACCATTTCTTTGAAGAATTGCTAGAGTTGTAGAAGCAGCAGCCATTATAACTCACCTTTCCTTTCTAATCTAAAAAGTTATCGGCTTTGTATTTAGCGAGGTCATCTTTTAATAAACTTTCGATAGTAATAGTCTTATCAACACCACCATCTTCGTTCTTGTCCTCAACTAAACCTTTCATATTATTTTGTTCGTTAATTTGGTTCTGCTTTGCTCTTGCCTGTATTTTATCTACAAGTAATCCATCAATTAGTAATTTAGGATTAGGAATATCTAAAATATTTTCGGCAGATAATCCAGACTTTTCTAATCTATCAAATATTTCGTCTTGTGTTACCCCATATAAACTAGCAGCATTATCTAGGGCACCTTTAAAACGTTCTATTTTTCTATCCATCAAATCTTGTTCTCTTTGCTTTTCTAAGGCTGCAATTCTCTCCTGTTGTTCTATAGATTTTCTATAGAGTTCAGGGTCATAACCTTTAGCCTCAGCCTCTTTTTGCATACGGGCATCTTTAACGGCTTTTTGAAAAGCACTAACATCCGTATAACCATAAGAAGCAGCAAGTTCTTTTAAGAAGTTGCTATCTGCTTCAAGAGCCTGTTTTTCTTTTTTAAGAGTACTATTTTGGGCTCTCAAATCTGAAAAAGCGTGATGGTCTTTAGAAGTATCTTTTTTATCATCAGCAACAGTATCAGCAGCACTTTCATCAACATTTGAAGAATTATCTTGTTGAGGTTCTTCATCCTCATTTGTAGTTCCTTCTTGAACTTCTGTAGTTTCAACTACAGGTTCTTCTACGCTATCATTAGTTTCATTGTTGTCGTCAACTAGAGTTTCATCTGGTTCATTTGCAACTGTACCAAACTCTGCATCTAATTTTGCATCAATATCACCAATGCTCCCAATTACATCATTCATAAACATCACTTTCTACACTAACTTATTTTTAATCGCTTAGGTACGATATTAGTTATGAATATCGAAATCCTATTGATTTCATCAATCACATTATAACAAAGTTAAGTCTAGTTGTAAAGACTAAACTTGTCCAGAAGCCACCATCTGTTCGGCTTGTTGAATAGCCTCTGGACTTGCGTTTATATTACCACCTTCATTAACTGATTGTAATTGCTGAGATGCTTGGGCTTGTTGAAGTTGGCTCTCAAACCCTTGTTCAATCATTTGCATTACTTCATCAGTAGCAGGTGTTTCTTTCATACCACCTATAATCTCTGTTAAAGATTGAGTAATTAACTCCTCTGATATTCCCATTTCATTTCCAACAGTAACAATTTTTTCTATAGTTTCAGCCTTAGTTGCAGCATCTTGACTTGTTAGATTGTTATATCTAGCAATAATCTCATCTTTATTCTCAATATCAGAGTTTTTAATAATATCGGCAACTGTAACTGTCTTAATAGGTGTATCGTATTGTCTTTCAAATTGGAATAAGTCTAAAAGATTTTGTTTTTGTTGGTCTTTACTATATTGAGATTTCTTATCTAATTCAACATAGAAAGTATATTCTAAATCTTTAAGTTCTTTCTTACTAGGCATCTTAATTCTATCAAACTCATACAATCCATCACCATTTTTACCACGACTATAGATAAGTTCACTATCTGGATATAATTTCACCATAAACTTAATAAGAACTCTAACAATATCTTCAACATATTCTTCTAGGTTATTGATAATATTAGTTTCAATTATTTTTGCTCTTTCTACGGCAACTTGTGCACCACCAGCAGTATTAGCAGCAGTACCAATATTACCTAAGAATTGGTTAGTATTTCCTGAGATTTCCTTAATCTTAGCCTCGAAATCTTGTTTAATTGATAAGATTTCTTCTTGGATTTTAGGTGGAATAACAGGTTTCATAGCATTATCTAAGTTACCGTTTACAGAATAAACAACACCTGGGGCACCATTTGCCTTAGCAACAACCTTAGGGTCAACACCTGAACCCTTACTTACCATCATACTAGGAGCAGCATACGCTATAGCAGTATTAGTAATAGCACTTTCTATAGAGCATATTGCCTTTTGAAGTGATAATAGTTGGTCCATAAGTGAGATACCATAGCAACTTTGGGCTGCTTTTTTCCATCTAAACTGTAAAATAGGTATTTCATCTATATCTAAATTGCTCTCTTTAACGATAATAGCATTTATAAGTTTAACTTTTTTAATCTTACCTTTTTCTTTTACATAGATATTCCATACTGTGAACACATCTTCTTGTTCAGTACTATAGTCATTATCATAGTAAATCTCACCTCTTTGACTAGGTGTGAAACTATCTGCTTGAATTGATAATGCTTGAAGTTTTGGATAAGTTTCTAATGCTTCCTTTTTACTTATACGACCTTGAACGATTATATATCTAGCCTTTTTAATATCTCTACCACTAGGGTCAATTAGTATGCTAGATGGTTCAATAATTTCAGCACATAAAGCACCTACTCTTTTACTATATCTTCCACCGTGTATCTTCTTATCATCTACATAAATATGACAATATGCTTCACGAACTACAGAACCAAGTTCAACACTTCTTCTTATAACATTGTCAATATTCATCCTTTCCCACTCACGCTTATATGCACTATCTAAGGCAGAAACAATTTCAATATCCTCTGGAGCAAGTGGTAATAAATCCCCTTCATAGTCACTAACTAATAGGGAAGCAACTCTATTCTCTATAGAAGCAGTTGCATATGGAGTATTCATATTAACTACCCAAGGTCTATCAGTTTTGTATTTTTTAAGTAAATGTTGATTTCCCTGAAAGAAAGCCATTAGTTCAGCATAAGCCTCAAATCTAGTACTATTGAAATGATATGCCTTGCTATACATCTCTTGGTATTCTTTAGATTTTAAAAGTTCTTCGCTTAAATCATAACTTGTTACTTCCTTTTCTTCATCTTTCATAATTATTCACCTTCCTTTTTATTTCCATTAGGCTTGATATATTCAATATCAGCCTCATTACAACCTTCAAGATATACACCTGTACCAAACTCACCATTTTCTAAATCAGCAACTCTTGTTTCTAATGATTGAACAAATAGTATAAGTTCTTGTATTTTCTTTTCTAGTTCTTTAATCTTTTCTTCCATTTTTTATCACCTCCGTAATTATATATTTAACATATTTCTTCAAATATGTAACTGAACAATCATATATCTTTCCGTAGGCTCTAAAACGAAAAGTATCTCTTTTACCTACATAAAGAGTATCCTCTTTACCATCAGCAATATATTTATCTATAATTTGTCCTATTTCTTCATAGCCTAAATTAGTACGATTATCTATTAACATATTTTCCTCCTATAAATCAAAGTTACCTAAACCATAGACACCACTATCTTCCTCAACTTCTTGTTCATTAAGCCTTAGTCTATCTAGTATGGTATCCTTACTCATATTGCCAGATGCGTGAGCACCTTCTACATCTCTTATATCGAACGGAAGTGCCATTACCATATAACGCATAGCATCCATAAGGTGATTATTCCTGTCCACAGGGTCATCTTTGGTAAGACCGTTCTTCTCAGTTTTCCACACATAGTTCTGGGCTTCTTGCTTTAGGTTTACACAACTTGTAAATATTTTTAATTTGCCTTGATACATAAAGTCACGAACTCTCTCAATACCATCCAATATTGCATTATTACCTTCTTCTAGCCAAATACCTGACACATTATAGAAATAATCTCTATAGGAAACACCATCTCTATCATTTCTATTCCTTACAGATGGGTCTGCTATGATTGGTTTATACATCCTAACACCTAATATTTTCTCTCTTATCATCCTTGCGTGATAAGTAATAGGTTTTTGTGACATATAATACTCATCATAAATATAACAAATCCCTTTCTTAGTATCAAGTGCTCCACAACATAAACAGGTTTCATCTGACCATCCTTTGTCGAAGCCAAATATCCTAAGCCAATTATCTGGTATAGGAAATGGGTCAATTAGACTAGAGGCGAAGTCTGGATAGACGGCACCTTCTTTTACTTCTAAGTAGCAATAAATGTACTTCCTAATCCATTTTTCACTCTTACCTACGCATAAGTCCGATATGAAACTCTCGTGCAAGTAGGTATTGTCTGGTGTTGCTGATAAGAAAGAGTGATATGCCTTTTCTGGCTTCTTAACCTTCAACTTGTCATAACTAGACACATCTACACTTTGACTAGCAAATATTCTATCTGAGCGAAGTAAGAACTCATCTCTTATCCAACCTTCTTCTGGGTTGCTTTCTACTATACCCATAAAGTTATGCTCTATCTCTTTACCCTCTCTATCCTTTACTATGGCTGCTCTATTACGCAAACGGGCAGTAAGTTGGGTAAAAATAGCATAGGACACACCACTTGCTTCAATTATCCAGAAGGCAGTAAGGTTTAATGACCTTAATTTCTCCTCATCATTGGAAGCATAGACGATTATCTCGTGTCCATTGGTTAGCGTGTACTTAGGTAAGGGTGTTTTGGTCTGTTTTGCTATGAACCAAGGTGGTAAGAACTTCTCTAACTCTGGTATGACAGCCTCTTTGACCTGTTGCAGTGACTGAGCCGTTATGAGGGTACGCCCATTGGCTACAGATAGGGTGTGCATTGTGATTTCTGCTGCATCCATAGTAGTCTTACCCGAACCAAACCCACCAATGTTCAACTTGAACTTGGCTTTGCTCTCGTGGAACTTAACTTGATGTGGTGCTGGTTTGTAGTCTATTAGTGTTGCTAAGCAGGTATCACATCTACCATAGAACACACTGTCGTGGACCTTGATGGTACCACCACATAAGGGGCACTTGTAAACCCTAAAGTTGTCCTCTGAGAACTCTATGAACTGTAACTCGTCAACCTTCATCTAAAAGTCCTTCTTCTCAGGAAGTCTAATGAGCACTATGTTGGAGTTGTTGACAGTTAGAGTATTGTCCATAGCCTTCTTGATGCCAAGTGCAGCCTTATCTCCCTCTGCCAAGCCTTGTTCTGCCGAGCGTGTCGTTTTCTCATCTGTGAAACTCTTTATGTACTTGCGTACTATAGGGTAAGACAGAAAGTCTTTCCACGCATCTATGCTGAAATAAGGTATCTTCTCGTGCATCTCTATGCTGGTTCTATATATGTTGTTCCCAAAGTCATCTAGGAACATAGCAGCCATAGACAGTAAGTTCATCCTGTAGTCAGGCTCATCTCTTAACCTCTCGTCAGCCTTTAAGTCTTTGATTAGTTTACTCTCATTTGGGTCATCTTTTTCTTCTATAAAAGTTTTTCTTTTTGTCATAAGTCCTCCTTGTTATATTATATCACATAAAAAAAGCAGGTCAAACCTGCTTTGGGGGCGTAGTCTGTGACTACACCTATATTCTAGCACAATAGAAAGCAAAAGGCAAGAGAACTTGCCCAAGGAAATACATTATGTCAGCGTATTGGTACTGACACAGTCAGTATAGCACAGTGGCGTTAGTCTGTCAAGTAAGTGTTCCACTTGTTAGGCACGTACACCACTTCTCCTGCGTATATTATGCTATCCCACTCATACCCGTTGGCGGACCCTGCGTCCTTGCACACTAAGGGGCAGATGGTACCATAAGGTATTGCCTTGTACTTTGGATAGGTGAAGCCTATGCCTCGTCTGCACCATACCCCACTCTTGGCATCTATGCGTACCTGAGTAGTTGGTGTTGGGGTTGGTGTGTAGTACAAGAGGTTAGGATACTCCTTTTGGGTGGAAGTAGCCACCACTTGTTCTGGATAGACATAGGTGTGACGCACAGGGTTTACCCTGCTGGAGTTCTGCCATACCACATAGTGGCAGTGATACCCACGGTGGATGCCACAGTAGCCAGAGTTGCCCATTAGGGCTATGACCTGTCCTTGCTTGACACGGTCACCCTTCTTTACCCTTATGGAGTTCTTCTGTAAGTGACACATCCTAGTAGTGTAGCCCTCTGCGTGTCTTATCTCCACATAGTTCCCACTATCTGTAGGCGTCATAGTATTGTTCCTACCGTCACGTGTGGCTATAACCTCTCCGTCTGCTGGAGAGTAGATTGGTTGGTTAGGTCCATAACCCTTTGCAGAGTTCCACCCTAAGTCTATAGCCTTATGACTTGCTTTGTATCCTTTGGTTATTCCCACATAGTTCGTTGGGTATCTAAGACGCATCTAATCACCTCCTTCTTTATCTCTAGGTATCTTACTTCCTAGAAAGAACCCTGATGTCGCTGATAACAGTATCTTTAGTGTTTCATCTACAGGTATTTGTCTTATTATACAATACGCAAATAGTAGATACACCATTACTGTTATGAAACTTTTTAAATCTGTCCACGCTTTTTTCATAGAGTAATCACTCTCCTTTTGTTCTCTTTTTTATATTATATAATTTTTTGAGAGAGAGTTAAAGTGTTTTTGCTAATATATCATACGCCTACGCCTACGATAGTAGAGCCAACCAGTTAAGTCCCCACTCCCCTTTCCTTATTATATACGCGTAAAAAACACGAACAAACGTTTGCACGAACGTTTATTCAATTTAAAATTAAAACTCAATTTAAAATTAAAACTTGATTTAATCATTTAACTTTTAAAACTTGATTTAATTGATTTAATTGATTTACTTATTTTTTGTTCAGTAAGGGAAAATGACAAAATCATTTTTTCTAAAAAATGAGAAAATTCATATTAACTATATGAATTTTAAAATATCGAACAAATGTTTTTCATATATCAATATATGAATATCATATAAATAATATGATTTTTTTAATTTTCTTCTATAATAGATTTTTAAAATCCTTGAGTATAACATATATGAAGTAAAAACATAAAAGCAAGAAAATGAAGTAAAATAAGGAAAAATCAATTCTTTCTATGTACTGAATAAAAACACTTGACTATCATTAGCAAGTATGATATTATACTTGCAAACAACGGCGATAGTCTAGTTCATCAATCCGCTTTGGATTGTACTAGATAGCATCAAGAAAAAACACACATACGGAGGAGGTATGATAAGCAACTGAGTGGTTGCTTTAGTGCTAATTTTATTTCATTAGAGTACTGAGGCGATAAAAAGCCGACACGGGAAAGACTGAACCAAAATAATCATATTAGTTTATGATGATAAGTGATTATAATATGGTGCTATCACTGAATTATGATTGAACTTTTTTTAGTAGGTTGACGTTAACCTCTATTAAGTAATGGTGTAGTCTATGATAAGTCAAGACTAGATATGCTAGGCTTAACTTTAGACTATGTATTACGTTTTAGAATTGACACAATAAAATACAAATTTTGGTACGTTTGCTTGAGTTTATATCTTGTGCATAAAAACGGAGGTAAAAACTTTGAATAGCACGGGAAGCACAGCATCATTGGACAGGAGTAGATGCTAGGGAAAGTGTAGAGCAAAAATAGATATTAAATAGGAAATGGAGGTGTAGAATAAAAAATATATAAGAATAAATAATCTATCTTTCTTATAAGATAGAATTAAAAAGCAAGTAAACAAAAATATACATTTTTTATAATATAAGGAGGTTGATAAAATATGATATATTTTAGTAAAAATAAAAAGTTAAATAAGGTATTAAATACAATATATGATGAAATTAAAGATAGTTTATCATTAGAAGACATTAAAAGATACAAAGAAGATTTTAGATATGAAATTGATTATAATATTTATAGTTATGGTAATATTAGAATATACTATGATGATATTAGAGATTTATATAGAGATTATAAATCCCTTAAAGATGCTAGTGATTATAAATTAGAAAATATCTATAAAAGACAAGTAGGATATATCACTAGATATATCTACAAAAATGAAATTATAAAATAATATATGGAGGTTGATAAAATATGGAAATAGGTAAAATAATAGATTTACAATCTATGATAAATAACATTTATTCTAAAATTGATTATATTAAAGATTTAACTAATAATAAAATAGAGTTTACTTTGGAGTATGGTAGTTTAGGTTATGCAACGTTAAGACAATATAATGATGGTGTTTTAGTAGGTGCGTATTATGATAGTTTAGATTGTATCAATCAAAAACTACACGGATTTAAAAGTGCGTTTTTAGAATTAAAACTTAATAAAGATTTAATTGATGCAATTTTAAAATAATATAAGGAGGTTGATAAAATATGATAAAAGAATTATATATAATCTTTGATACTTTAGATTATGATAGAAACTATCAAAACTATGAAATATATATAAATTTTGATGATGCTTTAAAAGAATTAGAAGATAAACATTGTTATATAATAACTTATGTTTATGATAGTAAACTAAAAAGATATGTTTACAAAAATAAGGTTATAAAATGATTGCTTTAATAATATCAATAATAATGTTTATAATACCAATAATATTAGTAATACTATCATTTATAGAATTGACTAAATAACTTGCTTTTTAATTGTATCTTATAAGATATTGAGATACAAAAGTTATTCAAAAAAGGAAAGGGAAGTGATAAAAAATGAATAACGAAGAAACACACACACTTGTATGCAGTGATTGTAATTGTGAAATACAAAACAATGAAGCATATGAAATTGAAGATGAAAGGGGTGAAACTAGAACTTTATGTGAAAGTTGCTATAACCATTATAACACTTGTGCTAGTTGTGGTTGTCAAGTTTATGAAAATGATTGCATCTATAGTAATGACGGCGATTGTTATTGTGAAAATTGTTATCATAACACTTTTACGACTTGTGAAAATTGTGGTTATGAAATAGCATACGACTATGCTAATTATTACAATAATTGCTATTATTGTGATGATTGCTATAATGATTTAGATACGTATGATGATTATATTATTAAATCATATCATAATAGAGATATACCGATAACTTTTAAATACCTTGATAATGAATTGGTAAATGGCTTAACAAAAGATGATTTAATCTATTATGGCTTTGAACTAGAGATTGAGAACAAAGAGTGTAAAGACAATAATGAAATGGCTAATGAAATTAGAAACAAGTATAGATATTTAGAATTAGTCTTTGAGTATGACGGTTCACTTAATAACGGCTTTGAAATAATTAGTCAACCTATGACAATGGCTTATATTAAAGAGCATAAAAACGATATTAAAGAGATACTAGATTTATTAAAAGAAAATGGCTTTGCATCACATGATACAAACACTTGCGGATTACATATACATTTTAGTAGAGTGGCTTTTAAAGATAATGAAGATAAAAATATTCAAAAATTAGAATTATTCTTTGAAACATTTAAAAATGAAATTAAGACTTTTTCTAGACGTACTAGATTTAATTATTGTGCTTTTTTAAGTGATATGAATATTACCGATTTAAAGAATAATGATAAATATTTCAAAAGTGGAACAATTTTAAAAGATTACTATTATGATTATAGAGGACATAGTATAGCAATAAATACGCAAAACGCAAATACTTTAGAATTAAGAATATTTAAAGGAACTCTTAAATATGAAACATTTATGGCAACACTAGAATTTGCTAATAACTTGGTATTATCAATCAAGAATAAGCCTACTAGAAAAATTAGTTTTACTAATGTAATAAATTATCAAGAAACTGAATATCTAAAACGATATTGTGAGGAAAAAAATATCTATAATAGTACATACTTAAATGATGAAACTAAAAATGTATTTAAGGAATTAGATAATAAAAGACTTGCCGTAAATGAGAAGAACAAAACTTGTAAAAATGTAATAATAGACTTAACTAAACAATTAACTAAAATAGTATTAGAGTTAAACAATAAATTAAGTGATATTGATACACTAGACTTTACTAATAATGATATTAGAGCAACTTATGAAACATTATACAACTTAAATTGTTATATAAATAGTACTATAAATACTATAAATAGTAGTAGTTATTTTAGAGATTTAGATACAAGTAGAGATATTAAAGATTGTTATAGAAACTACTTATCATTAGAAACTAATAATACAAACGCAACTAGAAAAATTGATGACTTATTAAGTGATTTACGATATATAGAGTGTGATAGTGATACAAAAGAAAAACTAAAAGATATTAGAAACCAATTAACTAATATTATGAATAATTTAAATAATGGAATTGAGGTGGAACAATAATATGTGCATAATAGTAGCAAAAGAAAAAGGCAAAAAATTGCCTAATAAATCTATATTAGAAACTTGCTTTATCAAAAATAATGACGGAGCGGGGCTAATGTATGTTAAGAATAATCAAGTAATTATAGATAAAGGCTATATGACTTTTGATAGTCTATATAAAAGAATTGAGGAACTTAAAAAAGAGTTTAATAGTGATTTAACCGATAAATCATTAGTTATACATTTTAGAATAGGGACACACGGGGAAAACGATAAATATACAACGCACCCATTCCCTATTACTAACAATAGAGATGAGTTAAGAAAAACTAAAACAACTTGTAGCGTTGGTATGGCTCATAATGGAATTATAAGTGAATACAACTATGATAAAGTGTTAAGTGATACTCAATCATTTATAAAAGATTGTGTGAGTGTATATAAATCATACAATAAACAATTCTATAAAGATAAAAGAATTATGAGTATTTTAGAAAAATCTATAAATGGTAGTAGATTGTGCTTTTTAGATAATAAAGAAAATATTTACTATATAGGAAACTTTATAGAAGATGAGGGAATTAAGTATAGTAATTCAACTTATAAACAAGTACAATATAACAACTATTATAGTGGCTATTACAATGGTAATAGTGGAAAGTATTATGATGATAGTGATTACTTTTATGATGAATATTATAAAAGAAAATATGCTAGTCAATTCAATAAAACTGAAAATAAAACTGAACTAGATATTGATACAACTGAATTAGAAGATTTAGGACTTATGGACTTTATAGAAAAACACCCTAATTATGAAACATTAGAGGTTGGAGATTATTATTTACTAGACGGCTATTTATGTGAGGTACTAGAAGATGACTATTTAATGATAGATGATAAAAACAACTTATGGGAATATTTAGGAAATTGCGTATCATTGATAGGAACTAATGTAAATATATATGATAAGAACTTTAATCAAAAGGAGGTAGCATAAATGAATAGAGATGAAATGTTATATGATTTATTTATGAGATTGATTGGTTGTCTATCAAATGATGAGATATTAAAACTTGCAAAAAGTTTAAAGGAATATGTAGAAAATGATGAGGAGGTGGTATAAATGTTAGCAAATGAAATGAGCAAATTATCAAGTCAATCAAGAGATAATAATATAGAGTTTGAAAAACAATGGAACGAGATGCAAGATAGAATAAGAGAAAGTGCAAGAGAGGGTAAAAATTGTTGTCCTATGGTATATGGTAAATATGATGAACAACTAATTGAAAAACTAAAAGAAAATGGTTTTAGGGTAGCACCTAAAATGGAAATATTTACATATATACCTTATGGGGCAACTAATTGTATGACTAAATATGTGGTATGGTAGAAAGTGAGGAGATAGGAAATGAAACCATTAACAATTAAAGACTTATTCAATGAGTGTAAAAAACAAATAGCACTAGGAAATGAAAATAAAGTTATAATGATAAGTACTGATGATGAGGGAAATGGCTATCATTATTTATGGTATAGTTTTACAAGTGCAACTGAACTATTAGAAGATGAAGATAGTTATTTTGATATGTCTTATTTAATAGATGAGAGAATTGCTAAAAAAGAAGATACAATAATTCTAGGTTAAGCAATTCTTTTTATATACTGAATTAAAATACTTGACTATCATACTTAACTATGATAGTATATTAAGAAAAAGGAGGAAATATGGAAAACAATATAAGAACTTATGAACCTAATGAAAAGGTAAAAAGAATATTAAATCAAATAGAGGGGATTAAATCACGATACAATGTAGAACTTGCTTTTGATAATACAATACCTAATAAGTATAAAATACTTTATAATGGTGGAACTATTAAAGGTATGATAGGACAATTTACAACGTATAATGATGTGATTTGTTCTCTAACTATGGTAGCAACAATATTAGAAGATAAGGAGGTATTAAATGGAAAATAAGTTATTATGGGAATTGGAACACGATTTTAAAACTGAAATGTATAAAAGACTAAATGAAATTATAAATGGTTGTACTATAAAAGAATTATTAGATATGGGATTTAATAACAATCATTTGATTGGTGGTTATTGTCTAGGTTATAAAAGTGATGACGGGAACTACTATGAGAGTGAATATAAATATACTAATAAGTTTTTTAATACAAAAGTTAAGTTTGACCATTGGGATTTTGATAGTGATAATTATACTATAATTTATGTTAAATTAGTAAATGAAAACGATATAAAAGAATTGGAGGAAGATTTTTAATGTATAAAGTAAAAATAAATGATACTTACAAGACTATGACGGAGGGGCAATTAAGGAGTTTTTATATAAAATTATGCAACGATAAGATGCAAGAGTTTATAGATAAAGCAAATGATTGGAGCAAATGGTATTTTAGATATGATGATTATTACAAAACTGATACTAATACAATCATAAGAATATTAGAAGAAGAAAATTATAAAGTAAAGGTGGTGGAATAATGACAAATACATTTATGCTTTTAGGTAGATTAAGTGAAATACTAAAAGATAAAAAAGTAATTAAAATAAGTGTAAATAGAGCATACAAAAATGAAAATGGGGAATATGAAACTGATATTATACCTATAACATTAAAAGGAACTCTATTAAACAATTTAGTAGATTATTGTAAAGTTGGAGATTTTATAGCAATTAAAGGTTCTATAGAATATAACTTTGGAATAGAACTAATTGCCGAAAAATTAACATTTTTATCTAGTGGAAAGGAAGAAGAATAATGAATAAGTTTGAGTTTCATTTATTAACGGCTTTTTATAACTATTTTAAAGAAGAAATACCAAAAAGAGATAATATATTTGCTATGCACATAAAGAGTACATTAACCACATTATTAGATTTATGTGAAAACGTACTAGAAAAATATGAAGATTAGGGAGGTTGATAAAATGAAAGATGAATTATTAAAAAGAGCAATAATAGAAGAATTAGAAAAACTTGTAATGAAAAGATTTAAAAATAAAAATGAATTACATAATTATATAAAAACTAGATTTGTAGATTTTATTGTAGAAGGTATATATGAAAGTGATATAGACGATATAGATACTGATTATAGATTTGTATCTAGTTTACAAAATATGGACTTAGATATATTATGTGATATTGATATTTATTATCTTAAAACAAGAGCAAATGAGATTTATATAACTGAAGTTGGTTATGACTTTGAATAAATAGAAAAGGAAGATTTTTATGTATGTAGTTTATGAAAAAATATACAACGAAAAACTAGGGAAACTACAAGAAGATGAAATAAATATTATAGATAGTGATAATATTAGTGAACTAATAGAAAAAATTAAAGAGAAACAAAAAGTAAGTATAGCAAGAAGAACTATCTTTAATGCTATTAAAACTAAACAACCTATCTTTAATAAATATTATATTTATAAAATAAAAGATGAGGAGGTGGAATAAATGAAAGTTTATATAATAAAGTATGAAGAACTATTTAGTGATAATAGTTTTTCAAATGGTATATCTTATGTTTTTGATAGTTTAGAGAAAGCAAAAGATATGTTAAATAAAATAAAAGAAAATGAAATTGATTATTATGTAGATAATGGTTGGAATAAAGAAGATATTCATATAAAAGAAAAAGAAAATGAACTATTTTTTGATTTCTTTGATGAATACACTAAATACGAAATAGTAGAAATGGAGGTAGAATAATGGAAAACTTAACATTAGAAGAATTAACAAATCAAATACTAGCATATATAAGAGAAAATTATAGTTATAATGTTTGTGATGTGTTTGAAGATGAATTACAATTTACATTAGAAGATGGTAAACACGTAAACATCTATATTAGTTTAGAAATAGAAGAAGAAAACGAGGTGAAATAAATGAATAAAGTTTATACTGAATATGATAATGAATGTATGCTATATTTAGCACTACAAATAATAAAATATTTAAACTTAAATGATAAATGGTTATTTATAGATACTTATTGTAATAAAATTAAAGAGATTTATGAAGATTATAAAAACTATGACAATCCAAATATACCTTTACTAGATAGTATAAATAATTATATTACTAATAATGAAAATAAAATATTAGATAAAATAGAAAAAGCGTTTGAAGGTGTATTTTAATGGAACTTAAAAATGTAAAATTAAGAGATTATCAAGAGAAAATACTAGATGATTTAAAATATGTATCAAGTATTGGACTATTTATGAAAGTTGGTAGTGGTAAAACATTAACAGGACTAGCAAGAGTTATGCAAAATAATACCCCTAATTTATTGGTAATATGTCCACAAAAGATTATTAGTCAATGGTGGGAGGTAATTGAAAAGCATACTGATTTTAAACCTATAAAATATAAGTTAAATTGGAGTGCTAAAAAGAAAAATGATGTCATAGAAAAATACTTATTACACGATTATACCCCTCATCAATGCGTTGTAGTAAACTTTGATATTATAGATAAGATAAAATGTCTAGATTGGGCGATTGATGATACTTGGACTATTATAGTTGATGAAAGTCATAAAATTAAAAATGTAGGAACTACTAGAAAACCCGTTAAAACAACGGCAAGATGTTTAGAGTTAGGAAAATTAACATCATATAAAATTATTATGACGGCAACGCCAACTGAAAAAGAAAAAGGTGGTTATATTGACCTTTATAGTCAATTAAACTTTTTAGGTTATTATGACCATACTATAACTTATTTTAAAAATCAATTTTGTATAATAGACCAATTACAAGTACCCGGGATACCATTTCCCGTAAGAAAAATAGTAGGATACAATACTCTAGCAATAGAAAAGTATTTAATGCCTATACTTAATGCAACTTGTAGATATTATGCACCTAAATATGGAGATTATGAACCACAAACGATAGATATTAAAATACCTAGAGCAAAAAACTACCCTAAATTAGTAAGGGAAAGAGTTTATAAAGATATAACTTTTGATAATGTTAGTGCTATGAGAGTAGGTAAAAAGAGTTTAATAGGTGGTAAAATAACGGGAACTGATGAATATGGTAAAAGATTTAGTTATATTGACAATACTGAAAAAGCCGATTGGTTAAGTGAGTTTTTATCTAATACTGATGAAAGAGTATGCGTACTCTATTGTTATAATGTAGAAAAAGAAATGATTGAAAGTGTGTGTGAAAATCTCAATAAAACTTATATAAATATAAACGGAGAAGTATTAGATAAACCTAAAGAAATTGAAAAAGAGTTTGATGTATTGATAGGACAATATAGTGCTTTTAGTGAAAGTTTAGACGGATTACAATTTAAATGCCATATTATGATTTTTTACGGTATGCCCGACAGTAGTTTACAGTACAAACAATCATTAGGTAGAATTGATAGAATAGGACAAGAAAAAGTGCCTACATATTATAATTTAATAATGGAAGATACTATTGATGAAAAAATATATGAAATGCTAAAGAATAAAGTAGAGTTTAGCGAAAAAGATTTAAATAGTATAACAATTTAGAAAGCAAAGGTAAGAAATAATGAATAAAGAACAATCAATAAGAGATTTAATTTTTAATCCAATGCTTTATGTTGAATATCCTTATCATTGGGAAGAACGAAATGAAGATGGAACAACTAAAATTATATTTTCTAAAAAACCTAGATATACATTTTTAGAACAACTTGAAATAATCAATAAAATTAAAAATATTAAAGTAGGAGGAAAGTAATGGAAATATTTGAAGAAAAAATGAAACATAGAGATGATGAGTTTTTATATAATAAATGTATTAAACAATATCATCAACTTATGTTAAGTCAACATAAAAATAAAGAATATAAATCAGTATTAAATAAAGGATTAGATTATATTGAAAATGAGATATTAAATAAAAAAATAGAAGAAGTCGAATGGGATTTTGACGATTGCTATCTTAGTGATATGCCAGCTGAAAGAATAAAACCATTAGTAGATATTTTAAAGGAAGGAGAAAAATAATGGAAAGAGAAAAAATGCTAGAAAGTAAAAGAAGATATTTTAAAAAATATTATCAAGAACATAAAGACTATTATAAACAAAAAAGTGAAGAACAAAGAAAGAAAATGAATTGTAGTAGTGTATATAAATATAAATTAAATAAAGGACTAGACTATATTGAAAATGAAATATTTTGTGGAAAAGAAGATATGGCTTGGCATAGAAGAAATGGTGGTTGTATAAGTGGTAGTGATTTACCTTGTGAAGTGATACTAGATTTATATGATATTTTAAAAGGGGGAAGGAAATAAATGGAATTAAATGTGGGAGATTATGTAAGAACTAAAGATGGTCATATAGATAAAATTGTTAAAATTAGTGATGAAATGAAAAGTGGTAGAACAATAAAAGTTCAAATTGGAGAAATAGATAATATTGGTGGCTATAAAGATTTTGTTGATTGGTTTAGTCCAAGCCATTTTATCAAATCAAAACCAAAAATTACTGATTTAGTTGAAGTTGGTGATTATGTTAATGGTAGTAAGGTTATAAAAATAGAAGAATATAATGATGAAAAATATATTTATGTTGAAGAAATGGAGTTTTGTAATGCTTGTAATGAATATGAAAATGTTTATTATAAAGAAGATACTATTAAATCAATAGTAACAAAAGAACAATTTGAAACAATGCAATATGTGGTAGGTGAAAAATGAAATTAGATATTGGAGATGTTATTCAATTTAATGAAAATCATAAATGGCGTGGTAGTTTAGGAATTATTGAAGAAATTAAGATATGTAGAATACCTACTGAAACTGATGATATAATTAAAACTGATACTAGATATATGGTAGGTGTGCCTATGCCAATGGAAGGAACTGCTTATATTTATGTTATGGAAAGTGAAAACGCTATTGAATATGTTGGAACTGCCATTTTAGTGCCTAGAAAGGAAGAAAATGATGAGGACTAATTTAGATGGCTTAACGGAAGAAGAAAAAAGAGCAAGAAAATTAAAACAAAAAGCCGAAGCACAAAAAAGATATTATGAGAAGCATAAAGATTACTATAATACTAAGGCAAGTATTGAAGCAAAAAGAATAAGAAGAAATTATAGAAACGCCTTAAAATATATAGAGCAACAAAAATCAATATTAGGTGTCGATTTTTGGGGAAGTGGTTTTGACGATTTAGAAGAAATTTTAAAAAAGTAGAAAAAAGTTTTCATAAAAAGTGCATAGATTGAAAAAGTCGTGTTATGATTAAAGTACACAAAGGAGGGATTACGTGGTTAAATATGTTATTAGACCATCTAAAAGACAAGAACTTTTAGATATTATCGACACTAAATATGTCGGTGATAAAAGGTCAAGAGGTCGTGGACTTGTTATTTACAATAAACCTATGACTTATACTAGATGGGCTAATTGGTTTGATTTAAACATTTTAGATGATGCCCTTATGGAAGAAGGGTGTGAGGAAATTATTGTAGATAACGAAAAAGTGTTTAATGAAGAAGTGTCTAAAGAGGACACTGAAAAATCTATGGAATTAGATTTAGAAGATTTAGGAATATAGAAAGGAAATAGTATGAAAGAAGAACAAGTAAAAGATATGAAAGAGTTATGGTTAGAAACATTTAAGGCTAACTATGATGGAAAAACACAAGAGGCTAAAGAGGTTGCCGATTTCATAAAGAATACTTATAATGGAGCAAGTTATATTCCGTGGGCAACTATGGAAAGACTTACTTATATGCAAGACCCTAGTGCTGAGTTTGGTACTATAAAAAATGAAAAAGGTGGACTTGTATGGACGGATAGTTTTGAGAATTACAATAAAGTAGTTGGAAAAGATGGTACAACAAATGAAAGTCAAGCGTTAGTTGTTAGTCATTTTGTTAAAGTTTATTGTCAATTTATGGGTAAAATATTCGTAGAAGAATACCCTATTCAAGACCAAGATTATAGTGCTTTAAAAATCTATAATCAAAATGCCGTAAATAAAGCAATTAAAAGGGCTATGGCTAAAGTTGCAAGTAGAGCAACAGGAATAGGACTTAGACTTTATGAGGCAAAAGATTTACAGTTTGATGATACTGTAGAAGAAGAAAAGAAACCTGAGATTAAGAAAACTACTAAGAAAGAAACTAAAAAAGTAGAACTTACTGAGGAAGAAAAAGTACAAAATATTGTAGATAATGGAACAACTGAGGCTTTCTTAAATGGAGAAAGAACTTTAGAACCACAAGAAGTTAAAGTTGATGAAAAAACTGAGGTTGTAGAGGTTGTTGAGTTCCCTGCCGAAGTTGTAGAATTAAAAGATATAATTAAAAATGCTGATAAAGATAAAATAGTAAATGTTTTACAAAAGTTAAATGTTGCTATTTTAAAACAACACGGATTTACAATAAGTCCTGATGAGAGTGATGTTGAATTATGTGAAAAACTAAACTCATTTAAGGACGTATCAATGTTTACTAAAGCCATAAAAACAATGTTAGATAATTAAGAAAGGAAAGTGATTGAGTATGGCAAAATTAGATAAAGAAAGTGTAGAAAAATTAAGAGAGGTTGTTGCATCAGACGAATTTGAAAATAGTTGTTGTATGATTGTTTTATCAAATAGGATTTGTGCAACTGTTGGAACTAAAAAAGACCTTATGGTTAGTATGTCTGCTTGTTTACAACAACTTGTATATAATGACCAATTTACTAAAGAAGATGTCGAATGGATTTTCAATAGTGTTGAGTTTGATAAAAAGCAAGTAGAAAAAGATATAAAAAATAGTCTAAAAGAAATGTTAGATAGTTTTATGGAAGGCTTAAAGGACTTAAAAGATGAAATTGAAAAAGACAAAGAAGAAAAATAGAACTATTAAGTTTCATCAAATAGGAAATGAAGTTTATTCAGTTGTTAAAATTGATGATGACTTATTTCTTAGAACTGATACTTACTATGTAGAAAAACATAGATTTCATAAAACTAAGATAAATCAAGGTTCAACGCTTTTAGAGATAAATGCACCACTTATGTATTTATTTAATAAAGTACTATCTTTAAATGTTGTTAAAGAAGATAAAGAGTTTCCTGATATGACAACTTATGAAACAATCAATAATAAGGAATTAAGAAAAGAACTTAAAGGTATGTATTATGATGTCCTTATAGGTCAAATAGATGAATTAAATAAAGAGTTTAATGAGTGGAAAGAAAACTTTATATTTGAAAATAGTGCAATATTACCTAAAGAACAAATTGATAAAATCATTAAATCAAATGAAAATGCGTTAGAAGAAAATATAAATAATTTTAAATATCAACATAAAATCTCAGACCCTAAGTTTGATTTACCTAGAATAACTGAAAGTAAAGACTTATATACACTAGAACAACTAAATAGATTTGATTATTTAACAACAATTAAGAATAGTGAAAGTTTTAGAGTTAGTTATTTCTATGATTTAGACCAATTTAGTACTATAAATATCTATAAAGTTAAAACTATTAGAGGAACTATTAAGAGTGTTGAAACATTTATTTATAATAGAGAAATTATTGCTAAGTTCTGTGATTGTGTAGAAAAATATAATTTATAAAGGAGGCGTAGTATGAATAACTATTCGTTTATACTAAAAGGTAAAGGAAATAAATCAAAAACTAAAGTAAAAGGTGTTGGAGATGCCGATACTTGTGGACTATTATTATCACATTTAACTGTTTCTATAGTTGAATTAGTACTTAAAAAGTATCCAACAATGCCTAAGAAATTATTTTTAGATACTATCTCTAAGATATATGATGAAACATTAAAAAAGAAGGAAAAAGGTGAATAATATGGTAGATACAAGTTTAAATAGAAAGTTTGTAGCAAATAATAAAGGAGCAATTAACTATGACCCTGTTCCTGATGGGGAATATGTTTTAAGAGTTAAGGAAATTGACCCTTGGAAAGAAAGTAAAAAGACAATTCAAGTTATTCAAAGAGATGAAAATGGTAATGCTCTAAAAGATGAAAAAGGTAAGAATATAACTGAAACAGTTAAGGATTGTGTATTTTATAATTGTAATGTTAAGTTTGAAATTGTTAGTGGACAATATGATGGTAAATTAGTTTTTCATAATCTAACTACTCATCCAAATATGAATTGGTCTATTGATAATTTCCTATATGCTATAGGAATACCTGAATTAGCAGCAAGTGAAATACAAGATAAGGCTAAAGGTGCTATGTGTTATGGTAGTGTATTTACTGATACATATACTAAAGTAGTACCAAATAAAGACACAGGAATTGACGAAGAAGTTGAAAGAAAAGTAAATAAAGTTAAAAATCTAAGACCTTTAAATAACCCACAAACGGAAAAGGAAAATGACTATTCTAATCTAGGCATCTAGTGGAATATTTTAAAAAGTATTTTAATGATGTAGATGATTGGAATAGTGAAGAAGTCAAAGTACTTTGTCCTTTTCATAATGATACAAAACCATCTGCATCTATAAATACATCAAAGTCCTTATTCCATTGTTGGGTCTGCAATTTAGGATATAATGAGGAACAATTTATTGCTAGAGTTAATAATATATCAAAGGTAGAGGCAATAAGATTATTAGATAAATATGGAAATGATGATAAATGGGATACCAATAAAGGTATGCTTTGGTCTGACAAAGACTTTCTAGCAAAAGTTAAAAGTCTAGGATTTAGTGAAGATACTATTGAAAGTATGAACTTAGGTTTAGTAAAAAGTAATAATTCAGTAGTTAAGAAATATCTAGGAATACCTGTTTATTATAATAATATGTTAGTTGATATTAGAAGATATAATATTATGAAATATCCTGATGAGGCAAAAATGATGTCAAATGATGGTGCTTTAGCAGGGTGGTTGATACCTTATGATAAGTTTTTAAATAGTAATGAACCTTGTTATTTATTTGAAGGTGAAAAAGATATGTTGATGGCTAGAGAAGTAGGTCTAAATGCTTATACCCTAACAGGTGGAGCAAATGCTAAACCTAATGATTATGTTATCAACGCGTTTAAAGATAAAGATATAATATTGTGCTATGATAATGATGAACCTGGGAGAACAGGTATGAAAGCACTATATCGTTATCTAAAAGAAAAAGTAAAAAGTATAAAGTATATTGATATAAGTGAAGTTGTAAAAGAAAATAAAGAAGATTTTTATGATTATATACAAAAATACAATGGGAACATCTTTGAGTTTTACACATTAAAAACTAGAGATTTTAACATTGAAGATGAAGATAGTTTAACGACAATTAAAGATGCTTTAGATAAAAGTTTATTAAAAAGAGAATTAAAAAGTATTATTACAATAACAAGTGAGTTTGCAGACCCTTACTCTGTTCCTATGATTATTGAGGCAGAGAAACTAACCGACACGGGAAGTAGTAATGATACTATGTTTGAAGGGGAAAAGAGATATTGGTATTTAGATAAGGCTAATATGAACGAAATGTTAGAACTTATAGAAGTAAATGCTAAGAATAATGAGATTGCTGGTAAAGCAAGAGAGTTTATGAATATAAGTAAAAAAGAACCTTGTGTAGAGATAAAATATAAAGACCCTAGAACTGTATTTAAAACTGTAATAACTGACAAAGAAAATACAGGTGCGAATATTAGTTTAGACCTCTATTCTTTTGATAAACTTAATGTTGGTGAACAATATGAAATTGTTTATAAAATATACCCACACCCTACAAAAAACCAAAAACTAATTGCCGTTGCGTTAAATGTGAAACCTATTCACAATAACGAAAACTATGTAATAGATAGAGATAAATTAAAACAATTTCAAGTAAATGGAAATGTTGAAGAAAAGTTAGATTATTTATACCAAAGTGCTAAGCATCATATTGCTAAACATTTAAACTTTGATATATGGTTAATGACCGATTTAGTCTTTAATAGTATATTAGATTTTAAATACGGAGATGTGATGCGTGGTGCTTTAGATGTGTTCTTCTTAGGTGATACACAAGTTGGTAAGTCTGAAACAACTAGCAAAATGACGGAATTATATAATTTTGGACACTTCTTATCACTTAAAACATCTACAACAGTAGGACTTATTGGTGGTTCTAATAAAGTTGATGGTGCGTTATGTAATACGATAGGTGCAATACCTAGACAACATAAAAGATTAGTTATCTTAGAGGAGTTTAGTGGTGCTAGACCTGACTTTATAAAGACTATGACGGATATAAGGTCAAGTAATGAACTTAGAATATCAAGAGTTAGTGGTGAATTGGTAGTACCTTGTAAACTTCGTATGATAACTATTAGCAACCCTATAAATGATGAAAGTGGAAACCCTAGATTTTTAAGCACTTTCCCTAATGGTGTAATGCCTATTATGGAACTTATTAAAAGTGCCGAAGATGTAGCAAGATATGATGGTTTTCTACTAATCCCTAAAGTAGAAAAAAGATTTAATCCATTTGAGTTTCAATTAACAGGCATCCCTATACCTAAAAACTGTTATGAAGAAAAAGCAAAATGGGTAATGACTAGGGGAGTAGATAATGTTATATTTGCTGATGGGGTAGAGAGTTATATATGGGAAAAAGCCGAAGAATTAAATAAAATATTTGAGTGTAATTTCCCATTATTTGCCACAACAACAAGTAAAAAACTAGCAAGATTTTGTGTAGCACTATCAAGTTTAATTATGAGTGTTGATGATAGTTTTGAGAATATTATAGTCAATAAAGATGTTGTAGATTTTATAGTAAGTTATCTAAAGAAAATCTATACAAGTCCTACATTTAAACTAGATGCTTATGCTAGTGATTATAGGTCTTATAGTGAGTATGATGATAATGATGTTAAGAACTTACAATCCCTATACTCTAACAATGCAACATTTATTGATTTCCTAGCCACACAAAATAAAACAACTAGAGGTAATCTACTTAGTATTAGTGGTTTAGAAAGTGTTAAGTTCTCTAGTCTATTTAATAAAATGGTACATTATAAGTTTATAAGAATAAATATTGATAATGTTTATCCTACTGATAAGTTTAGAAAGGTATATAATTTAATTGATAAGAACTTTAAAACTGATATGGGTAATAAAGTTGAAAACTCTGTCGGTGTAGAGTTCGTAGATGGTTTATAATAGGAGGTGTAGTATATGGCAAAAGTAGAAATAACAAAGGAATTATTAGAGAAGTATAAGAGGCATCCTAGAATATTAGAGATAAGACTTATACTTCTTTTCGATATGTTCGAAAAAGAGTTTGGTTTCATAGGAACAAAGCAACTATTCTCAGGTCTATGTAAGGGTATGAGAAGAAACGAAGATGTATTAGATATGATAATCAATAGAAGATTTGATATAAAAAGAAAATCTAAAACAAATCGTTATAAGTGGAGGCAAGAGGTTCTATTTATGGGGTTATGTTATGGAGAAACTTTATATAAAATCGCTAAAGATTATCTATCTATAGACGTTTCTAATATGTATAAAAACAATGCTTATTGTAATCCTGATACATTTTTAACTGATGAGTGGTTAAGAAACTTAGATGATGAAGTCTTTATTGCTGGTGGTCATATGTATCAAGATGAAGTAAACTCATTTTTAGATACTATTGAAGGTATGACTAATGTTCTTATGAGATGGAAACCAAAAGGAGGAACTGATTATGTACTTGCATCAAAAACTCAAATATAAATATAAACACTTAACTACTGATAGAGAAATAGACTTAATGTGTCAAGAACTTAGGAGTATTGCCCCTAATTATACAGGGTTTGATACTGAAACTACAGGTCTTAATATTATAACTGATACACCATTTCTTGTGTCATTTGGTTATAATGATAAAGTTTATACCTTTGATTATAGACCTGATTGGTTTAATAGTTTAATTGATACAATAAATCAATGTGAGATACCACTATTTGCTCATAATGCTAAGTATGACTATCATATGGTAGCAAATGGTGGCTCACCTATTCCTGATAGTGTTAAACTTTATGACAGTATAACAGTTGCTAGACTTACTGAAAATGCTGATGAAAGGATTAGTTTAAGTTTAGAAAGTTTAGGTACTAGATATATTGATGATGAGGCTAAGTTTGCAGGACATATCATTAAAGATATTATTCATAAGATAGATAAGTGGTCAAGAGATAATCTAAAAAGGTTAATAGCAGAAGCGTTTCCTAATGATGGTTTTACCACAATAACCAAAGATGGTAAGGTTAAATCTACAGGTAAGTTCACTAAACTTATGGAAGAATATGAAAAGACTAGGACTAAATGGGTAAATGACGATAATCCATATTTTCAATTCTTAGATAAGAACTTTAGAAGGGCTAACTATAAAGATGTGTATGATTTAGAGCCTGAACTTATGAGAAACTATGCTGCTGATGATATAGTTATTATGCTAGAATATCTAAAGAAAGCACTACCTGTCCTTAAAGAAGTCGATAAAGATTTTAGAGTTTTAAAAAGAGAAGGTCAACTAATTAGAGCCGTGTCATTTATGGAAAATACAGGATTTAAAGTAGATGTTGACTACATACTAGAAAGTCGTAAAAAGGTTGTAGCCTATAGAGAACTATTATACTTAGAATTATATATTTATACAGGAGAAAAGTTTAGTGTAGGACAACATAATGAAATTAAGAAACTATTACTTAATAAGTTTAAAATAAGAACCGAAAAGGCTGATGAGAAAGCCCTAAAATATATTATTGATAATACTGATGATGATATAGTTAAATCAATATGTAAAAATATATTAGAGTTAAGAACCCTAGATAAATGGTTATCAACTTATATAGATGGTAAACTTAATGCCGTAGTTAATGGTAGAATATATACCGATATAAATAACAATGGTGCCGTTAGTGGTAGAGTTAGTTGTGATATGCAACAACAACCTAAAGAAGGCTTATATGATAGAGATGGTAATGAATTATTCCATCCTAGAAGGGCTTTTGTTTGTGATGAGGGCTATAAGTTATTCTTTATAGATGAGAGCCAAATGGAACTTAGGGTACAAGCCCAATACACTATCTTTCATAGTCAAGAACCTGACTTAAATCTATGCCGTGCCTATATGCCTTATAAATGTTATAATGATGTATCAACTATGTTTGATTTCAATAATCCTGAACATCTAAAACATTTTACTGAGAAAAAATGGTATGAATTAGGAACAGGTAAAGAGTGGGAACCTACTGATTTACATAGTGAAACAACTAAACACGCATTTCCTGATGTTGACCCTAATAGTGATGAGTTTAAAAAGAAAAGAAAACTTGGTAAAAGATGTAATTTCCTTAAAGTATATCAAGGTGGAGTACAAGCCCTTAAAGATAGTTTAGATGTAGATGATGAAACGGCTATGGCATTAGATAGTGCCTTCTATAAAGCATTTCCTAGAATTAAAGACTATCAAAATTGGGTAACTGACCAATTAACAACTTATGGTTTTGTTGAAAATCTATATGGTAGAAGATACTATATGGATGATAGTAGGCAATTCTATAAAGGTTGCAACTACTTAATTCAAGGTACTTGTGCTGATATGGTTAAAACATTTGAAATAAACATTTGGAAGTTTATTAAAGATAATAATTTAGGTATTAAAATGGTTCTTCCTATTCACGACGAGTTAATATTCCTAGTACCTAATGGAAAAGAAAAGTATGTTAAAGATTTGAAACATATTATGGAAGATACCCTAGATGTTATTAAAAATGTGCCTATGATTGCTGAGGTAGAAATGTCTGAAACAAGTTGGAGGGATAAGAAGCCTTATGAGTTTTAACAAAATATCACTTATAGATAAGTTTCTATTATTATTTATTAAACCCCAATATAGTGGAGATATAGATAATAAAGTTGCAACAATAATAAAATATAAATATATGCGTGGTAGAATATATGTAATAAAACAATATTCTTGGGAAAGATAGGAAAGGATATGATTTTGATGAGTAAAAGTTTAGATAAAATACTAGAAGATTTTAAAAAACAAAGTGAAGATGCTATAAGTTCAAAAAGACCTTTATGGGAAGGTACTGATGAAGATGAAATATACAATGTAGATATTCATATTTGGCGTAAACCAGGTATGGGTAATAGTTTACAAACAATAGCAGGTAATAAAATATCTATTATGACGGCTTTAACTTCTTTCTTTAATACTTTAATAAGCAAAGAAGTGTTTACTAAGGAAGAACTAGAATTGATGTTAAAAACGGCAAGTAAAGATGCAAAAGATTTATAAGTGTTGTATTTGCCATAAAGTACTAGACTATAAACCTATTAGATTAGTTAAGCAAAAATATGGTATTGGTAATTATAAACAATATTATCCTGTAGAAAATTATGATTTATGTTATAATTGTTATAAGATATTTGCTAAATGGATTAAAAAACATAAGGAGGAATAAGTATGAAATGGTATGTTTTAAATTATAATTTTAATGATAAAAAGATAGAATTATTTAATATATTTAGAAGTTGCAGATTTAATGATGGTGTAGAGAAACTACTTAAAAAGTACACTACATTTGATAATTTCTTAAAAGAATTAAATAATCTTGCTATGTATTGCTTTTGGTGTAAGGCTGAATATGAAATAATGTGTGGTGACTTATTCCCTAAGACAATAGAAGAACTTGAAAAAATAGATGTTTACTACCAAATAAAAGAAAATATGGAAGTTCTAGCAAAATACATTATTACTGAGTATAATAAAAATAAAAGAAAGAAGTTGGTGATTTAAATGGAAGAACAAACTGTTACTTGTGATAATTGTGGAAATACTGAAACTATTGTTGTTGAAGATACAACGGCAGATAATACGATAACTTGCCCTAATTGTGGAGGAAAAGAACACTAATGTTAGAAAATGAAGTACAAAAAGATGTCTTAAAATATCTTAAAGACCATAGAATATATCATTTTAGATTTCAAGCCCAAGTAAATCTAAATGGTATGCCTGATATTATTGCATTATATAAAGGTCACTTTTTAGGTTTAGAATTAAAACGACCTAATGGTGGAAAACCTACGGGACTTCAACTTAAAAAATTAGATGCTATCAATGAAAATGGTGGTATTGGTGTTATTATAGATAACATAGAAGATATGAAATGTTTAATAAATGATATAGATGAAGGTATATATGAAAGTAAGTAAGTTAAGAACAGATTGTTATGATACAATAAATAAAATAGTTAAAAAAGGGGAAATAAGTAAAGAGGACCTTATGTGGGCTTTAGCAATTAGGATGAGGATGCCCCTAGAAAACCTTAAAATCAGTAAGTTTGATGAAGAAACTTGCAAAAAATGCTTAAAAACATTAGAAAGAATACTACAAGAGTGCATAGAATAGAAAACTTATGATATAATATATTTGAAAAGGAAGGAGAAAACACACAAATGAAAGAGAGATTTGATATAATTGCTAGTTCATTAAGTTCCTATTTCGGTGTGGGATTTAATACTATAGAAGAACAATTAGATATAGACCTAGGACTTATGGAAAAAGAAGTTGACGAAGATGCTCAAGAACGTATGGACTTAGGAAACTGTATGGAAGATGGTTGTCTTAACTTCTTTGAGAAGAAACTAGGTATTATAATTGATGAACGAAATAGTGAATATAAATATGCCGTAAATGGTTTACTAAAGTGTAAAAGAGATGGTAGAACATTTATAGATGGTATCGAAACAGGTGTAGAAAATAAGTATTCTAATAGTAATAGTGAGTGCTTTACCGATAGTTTTGGTTATGAATTACAATGTCAAGCATATATGATGGCTTGGGGTTTAGACCAATGGTTATTATGTGGTATGTGGCAAGGTAAACCTAAAATGAAACTTATTAAAGCAAATAAGGAACTACAAGATGATATTACTGAATTAGTTACACAAGTTGCTAGTATCTTAATGGGTATTGCATCTAGAGAAGATTACCCTTGGCATATTGTAGAAAAGTATTCTAAGAGTAAACCTATTAAAACATTAGATGACCCTGATTTAGAAGATTATGATAAAGAAATGTTCCATAGAATTGGCGAACTTAAAGATGAAATATCTATTAGTAAGAAAGAATTAGATGAACTAGAAACTTATGTAAAACAACATTATACTGATAGTTCATACAAAGACGAAGATTATAAATATGTTATATCAACTTCTACTAGAAAAGGAGAGATTGATAAAGATAGATTATCAATAGAACATCCTGATATAAATATTGAAGATTATCGTAAACCTAGTACAAGTTATCAAACATTAAGGGTTACACCCATTAAAAAGTAAGACTACCTTAGTAGTCTAGGGCATATTGTAAAAGTTACCTCCTTTACTATGTGCCCTATAGTGCTAAGGCTTATCGCCTTTTTGCTCATATTTTAAAAATCTACCATTTAATAATTGTTGTATTTAGTGTTGTGTGTGTGTTTTTTGTTGTTTTCATTGTAAACACTTAGTATATTGGTATTTGTTTTAAGTATTATTTTATCATTTTTTGTACTTTAATAAAAAATTATATTTTATCTCGTTACGGCTAGAGTTTGTTGGTAGATGAGTTTGTAGCATAGAAAAAGAGCCCTTCACTTCGGCTCTTTTTTATTTGTTTAATAAATCCCTTAGTTCATCATATTTACTTTTCTTAGTATTTCTATTAGTTGAAATACCATACTTATTAAATATAGCATCAATACCTTCAACGGTTTTGTTTTTATTTGCTTGTCTAAGTTCATTTATAGTAGCAAATGTATAACCTCTTTGTTTATACTTTTTCATAAGATTTTGAAGTTCATCTACTTCTTCATAACTTCTATACAAAGCATCATCATCTACACTATTAGTCATAGTTACGGTATTACCTAAACCTCTACCAATACTAGATAATATGTTTTGGTCACTACCTAGACCTTCACCAATTCCTGTGGCAACTCTACCTACATTTTTAAGAGGAACGTCTAAACCTGTAAGGTCACCTAGTAATTTTACTTGTTTCTTTGTTAAGTTTGGAAAGTCCTTACTTAATTCACCTGGGAAACTTTCTATATCCCTACCTGTAAAGGTATCTTTATTCATAACAAGTTCTAATGGTAATTTAGCAGCAGGTGTAAGCATACTTGTAAGTTCGCTTAAAGGGTTACTAGCAAACTCTAGCATTTGTCCATAAGGTAGTGATGCTCTAAGCATCTTATAATTACCATTTTCATCAAGTCCTGGAATTGGAATATATAATCCTTCTTTAAGGAAGTCTGACATATTTTCACTATTATCATTAGTAGCAAGGTCTTGTAAACCTTTCATAGATTTCATAAGTTGGCTATATTTCTTACCATTTTGACCCATATTAGTTATATGGTAAATTAAGTTATTCTTAGCATAGGTGTAAAAAGGTATAAACTTTTTAACTGTATTTTGTTCAAATGATGTAAGCATTTCAGGGTCAAACATAATTCTTGCTATAGCATCTCTAATATTATCAACACCTAGTCTTTTAATAAATCCTGGGTCATCCATAGCCTTCAACATAATAGTAAGTCTTGCTGCGTTATCCATTTGAATATTGGCTAAGTTATTAACATAAGGAAGGGCATTAAGCCACTCACGACCTTTAAGTTTTCTACCTTGTTTAAACAATTCTCTAAACTCATCAGGAAGTTCTTGTAGTTTAAGTGCAGATTGGTCGAAACCCATCTTTCTATAGGTGTCCCATAGGTCTGCAATTCTATTAGCATTAGCACTTAGTTTTTGTCCACTAAGTCTAGCAAGATAATTCTTCTCACCATTTGTTAATATATCTACAACTGTAGCACCGTATTTGGCTTGGTCTGCATAACTTACACCACCTAGCATAAGGTTAGAACTATTACCTAAAAGGTTGTTAAGTATATAAGTTGGAGATACAGTTTTCCACTTTTTAAACATATTCATATATTTACCATAAAGACCTGACAACCCTGTATAGTTATCTCTATTACTTATAATATCAAACATATTTAAAATATTCTCATCTATAGCAACTTGACCTTTAAATGTTTCAAGACTTTTTATTAGTCCGTTCATACCACTATCAATACCAACTTGCTTATTCATAAGATTATATTTCTTTAATCTTGCTATAAAATCGTTCTTTTTAATTTGTTTAAATCCCTTAGGAACTATTTTATTATCTTTAGTTAATAATTTAATACCTGATGCTTCTTCTAAATCATTTAATTTCTTGGTTAAGTCTTTAATTTCATTAACATCACCTATAACTGTAGCATTTTCTAAGTCATTATGAAGTTTCTTAATAGCCTCAATATCACCAAAGGTTTGTCCTAGTAAAACTTGATTAGCCATATTAGCATCTTTTACTACTTTAGTAATACCGTTATTTGTTAAATATCTATTTTTAATAGCCTTAAAATAGTTTTCTTCCATAAAGTCTGCATTACTCTTTTTAAATGCTAATACCTTTGCTGGTAATGTTTCGTTATCTAATGAGTTGATTATATCTCTCCACTCATTATTGATTTCTGCTGCTGAACCAAACTTCTTTCTAGGTTTTAATAAGTTTACATTACCTTTACTTGGGGTTTTACCATTAAACATAACATTAAACTCATCATTTATTTTGGCTGCTTCATCTGTTAATGTATTTGGCATATAACCTACATTACTAAGAGGGTCATATTTTTCAGCAAGACCACTTCCCATAATATCATCAATATTTTGATTTAGTCTATCTATCAAGCCTGGTTTAACACCTTTACTTGCTACATTTTCTCCAGCCCTTCTAGCAGGTCTTAGTATATCATTAAGTTCTTGTAAAGGACTTGTGTAATCTAACATATTATTTGCCATAAGTTTATTTTTATCATTGATATAATTAGGAATATCATTAAAGATATTATCTGTAAACTCTAATGGCTCAATTTTCCAAGAAGTACCCATAATGTAATCCATAAGGTTTCTAAAACTATCATCATTAGAATAAGTGTTGACCATATTTCTAATTTTATCTAACTGTTCTGGTGTATAAGATGGATTTACTACTGTGATATTATCTCTAAGAATAGATGCTAATTCACCTGCAGAAGTCATATCTTTATTTGAAATAGCCTTTTGTAATTGTTCAAATGTATCAACAACTCTCTCTTTACTTAAAGGTTTAATATCATATTTACCATTTAAAATATCTTCACCTAAAACTATTTTTCCTTGTTCATTAACCTTAGGTAAAATCCTTTCACCATCTTTTGCTAACACATCTTCTGGAATATCTCTTTTAATTATACGATTTAATGCTTCTAGGACATCATCATTAGCATCAAGTCCACCTTCTTTAGCAGAGTTCCATATATCAATATCTAAAAACTCTCTTGGCATAGTGGCACCGTGGAATAAAGCAATATCTTTTGCAAATTCCTCTGGGTCTATATTGTGGGCTTTTGCATATTCATTTGCTGCTTTTTCGGCTTGTTCAGTTAAACTTATATTTTTAAGTCTAGCACTTTCCTGTAGTGTATCCTGATTTCTTTGAGCAAGTATAGCCCTTAAATGGTTCTTAGAAACAGTAAATAAACGGGAAATATCATTTTTAAGTTGTTTATAGTTTTCTAATCTACCTATAACATCTTCCGTAACATTTTCTCCTGTACCTAGTGCAACCTTAACTAAATCGGCTGCTCTATTAGCATTTGGATTAGTGTATTTAAACTTAACAACATTTCCTGCACTATCAAGAACACCTGCTACTTCATCACTCTTAGCAAGTGCTTTTTCTATACCTTTATCAGCAAGTTTAGCAGTACCTTTAAGACCTTTGGCTATACCACCCATAACAACATCTGAGCCTGTTTTTAAGTTCTTAGCAGCCTTAGTTAGACTTTCACCTGCTTCTAGAGCATCATTAAACTTACCAAAACCTGCTACGGGTATAAGGTTCATAGGGTCTAAAAGAACATCACCAGCAAAACCTGCAACATCTGTAAGGTCAAACTTATTTGGGTCCTCCTCCATACCATAGTTTTTAAGGATTTCTTTAAACTTAACTTCGTTTTGTCCTGATAATCCTTTCCAAGCAGCACCTAAAGTATCTCCACCTTCTTGTCCTGCCTTCCAAGCATTAAAAACGGCTTGTTGTGGTCTATTTAAAAGTTCAAATAAATCAAAGAGAATATTTTGGTCTTGTTTTAAGTTTAAGGCTTTCTCAATAATATTTCTATCATCTGTAGCCTTATTTACATCAACACCACCTGCTTCTAATCTAGCCTTATAACTATTAGTAGTAGATTTACTATCAGAAGTTGTACTTTGTGCTTTTGAATAACTATCAAGTATCTTTTTATAATCACTATATTTATCCTTTTTAGCCATTATACCACCTTCCCTTCTTATTGATATAGTTCTGCTAATCTTCTTAGGAACTCTCTCATACTTTCTTCGTTTTCTTCATTTTGTTTTGTACCTGCACCAAAATAGGCTTGACCAGGGTCAGAAAGTATATTTCTACTTCTTTGACTTCGTTCTAATAATAGTCTTATATCTGGGTCATCAAATAAACTTCTACTATTTGATGTTTCAATATCAGATTTTGGTGCTCGTTCTATTAAGAAATTAGCAATATCGTCAGGATTATATTTTAAAAGGTCTATATTAGTTGGGTTTTTATCGCTTCCCTTTACAAAATCACCTAGGGAAGTACTTCTATAGTAATCACCAATAACATCATTATCATTTATATTAGAAGTTGGAACAAAATCACCATATATAAATGGTAAATTAGGATGATAACCTGTACCATAAGTTACAGGATTAGTACCATCACCAAATAAAAGTTCATATAAATCAGTATATGACATATCAGATAGTTGCTTTCTCAATAAATCAGCATTTCTTCTATTCTCACTATCTTTAATTTCTTTAAATATACTACCATAAGACGCTTCATCCCAACGCCCTTGTTCGTTTTTACGCTCTTTATCATTATCATATTCCTTAATTTTAATATTATAATCAGACAATGAATTAAGTGCTTCTTTTATAGTATTATTATCGTTATATCCTTTAATAGCACTTCTTGCAACATCACCAGGTACATCTAAGTAAATAGACAAGTATCTTTCTTTTTGATTATCACTCATCTCAGTATTAGTAATAGTCTTAGCAATCAATAATCTTCTATTAAGTTCATCTAATTCTTCTTGTTTTTTCTTAGCACTCTTACCATTTGCTAAATCTCTAGCCTCTGCACTAGCAGCAAGACCAGCAGCAAGATTTGCATATCCTCTATCGTTAGCCTGTTCTTTAGCAGTTAAACCAGCAAGTTTTCCACCTAAGTCAGCAACTAAAGCATTTTCCTTAGAAGCCATAGTGTTAGTTAAATCACCTAATTTACCTGCTAAACCTGTATTAGTATTGATAATATCATATAAAGCATTATTAACTTCATTTCCTCTAGCAGTTGTATCTGCTTGTATATATCTATTAGCAACACCACTATTTAACATACCCCTTTTTGCTAGATTTTCAACGGCACTATTAACTCTAAGAAAACTATTTCTATCAGCAGATGCTAAATTATTATAATAATTAGTTCTTGCTCTATCTAAGTTTCTTTGGACACTATCAATATAGTTGTCATAGTCCATTTGTATTCTATCCCAATTAGTTTGGTTAATATCTCTTACAATACTTCTTTGAGGTTCATATTGGTCTGTATTCCAATTACCGATTAGATTTTCTGCATATTTTCTATAGTCAGCCATCTATCTCACCTCTCCACCCCAGAGATTGAACCACCATTTTTGAATAGATGACATCTTATCATACTCTGCTTTAGATATAGGCATAGCAGCAACACTTTCACCTGTTTGCATAATATTACCATTATCATCTAATACGGCAGACCTAATACCGTGTTTTGCTCCCATTTCATTAGATTTAACTATTTCTGGTGCATACATATTATATTGATTTAAGAACTTTCTAGCATCACCATCAGTACCACCCTTATATGTACGATAAAGTGTTATAGCCCTATCATATCCTTCTTGTGTACCGTCAACAAGTCTATCTAGTTCTTTGAGGAACTCTAACTCTTGTGATTTTTCAGCAGCATCAATTTGGGCTTGTAGAGAAGCCTTAGCATTAGCATTATTATCCCATCTTGCTTGGATTTGTTCTGCTAGAGTTGCTACTTTATTTGCATAATCGTTTTCTCCTTCTTTTTGTCTTGCGTTAGCATCTGCAATTTGCGTATTTAACGTATTTCTTGCAGTTCTAGTATTTATATCATAATCTTGTCCAGCGTATCTTAACTCATTATTTAAATCATCTCTACCACTATAATAAGTATTAGCAAGATTAGACAAAGAATTACCTAAGTTCATACGATTTAAGTTTTTATTTAAAGCACCTACACCCGTACCTCTTAAATAACTAGATAAATCAGCCCCCGTTTTTAGATTTCTATTAGCATAGTATTCGTTTGCCACAGTTGCACGACCAGATGTAAAATCTTTAGCCAACTGTTGTCTATTAGTATTTATTGTATCTACTAATCTATTATACTTATTTTGAAGTGATTGAGATGCAATATCATATTGTTCTTGTGCATTTGCTCTATCAGCATCATAACCTGCATAATTAACATAATCTCTAATACTACCTAAATAGTTCTCAGCCTGTGTTTTAGCATTAGCCATACAAACACCTTACCTTTCTTCTTTAATTCTACCTAAATTATAGCATATAAAAAGAGATAATTAAATCTCTTTTATTCTTTAAACATATTTCCAATGTTATTATGTTCGGTCATAAACATATTATATAACATATCACTTACTTGTTTATATTTAATTTTATCAGTTTCATTATCAGTATAATCACTTAATTTTAACCATTTATAACTATCTACTAATAAATCCATAGTCATTTTTAAATACTTTTTAAACTGACAAAGTTCATCTTCCATTTTTTCATAGTATTCCATTTTTTTTCACCTCTTTTCATTTAATTGCCTTAAAATCAACTCATTTTGTGCAATTATCTTCTCATTTTGTGCAATTAACCTTCTCTTTTTAACACTAGAGAAGCACCATTTGCAGGAACAGTTACAGGGTTTTCAGAGTTATTTATTACTTGAATATTAGTTCTACCACTTGTAATAATGATAACCTCAGCACTACCATTTTCAAATATTCCTACAGTTGTACCTGGTGTTTGTATTTCTCCACCTGGAACTGATATGTTATCAGCAACTATATTCCAAGTTATTTGTCCTGCAACTGTAGGTGTTGAATTAAGATTTAATCCAATTCTATAAACACCAGAACCTACAATAATATTATTTCCACAAGAACATTTATTTCTAAAATTACTTCCATCAAAAATAAGAGCCTCACCAGGTTGTACTGTTTGTTCTGTTGCATTATAAACATTTATCATAATATTTCTCCTTCCTATAAATAAAAGAGCAGGACTTGCCTACTCTTAAAGACCTTCCTGACATCAGGAAAGTGTTAGCAAGTACCATAAAGGCTAGTCATACGACCTCTCACTAATAAATTGTGTTTCCATAGAAACCATTATTAAATCCATATAATCCTACATAAGGAGAACTTACAGGATATGCTGGAATTGGGTATGGGCGTACTTGATTTACAATACTTGTTCCAATTCCATTGGCAGTTATAGTATTTTTTAAATCATTAACTTGACTTCTTAAATCGTCAATAGTATTTTGATTTAGAACATCTAAGATTTTTTGAGTATTTTCGATACCTTGTGCTCTTAGTGTGCAGCAACACTCATCCATCTTAGATTGATTTTGTAATGCAGAAGTTAAAAGATTTGTATTTAACTCATTAGTTTGTTGTAATAAATCTCTTTGAGTTTGACACGCACTTAATTGTCCTGCATAACGATTTTCTAAGACATCAGAACGAAGATTACAGATATTTGTAGCGTTATTTGCAAAACCATCTGATATTAGGTTATTAGTATTTTGGAAACCATTTGATACATTAGTTCCTAAATTAGAAATATCTCTTTGAGTGAACTCACTAGATACGAAATCAGTAGTTGCTAAGTTATTTCCACCCCAATTACCAAATCCTCCGAAATTACCATTTCCAAATAAAATTGCAATCAAAATTAAAGCCCATAATCCATCTCCTCCTAGGAAACCATTATTATAGCCATTGTAACCATTTGTCGCTAAATCTACTGTTGGTTGGATACCGTTCATTATTTCACCACCTTTCTTATTTAATATTTATATCAACGCTAGGCGTAGATACCTATTTAAAATATTGATTGATAAGAGTATCTGGAATACCAAAGTTTCTTGCTATTCCTTTAATATTTTGTATTTGATTTGGTGTATAATTACCCGTTATCTTATTAAATAATTCTTGTGGATTATTTTGATTTGTCATTATCTGCTGAAACATCTGAGGATTTTTCGCTTTCAGTTGTCCCATCAACATCATTACTAATGGATTTTGCATCTTTTATTTCCTTTCTTAACTCTGCAATTTGAAATTGCAATCCCTCTATAAGCAAATCTTTTTCGTCTTTTGCTACTATTTCGTTTAATTCGTAAGTTTTTATTGAACCATTTGGCTCTTTTATCCATACAACACTCATATCCTTACTAAAATATGGTGTAGTACCTACAGTCATTTCTTTTTGCACTTCTTCCATTGAAGTAGCATATCTAATAGTTTCTCTATTAGTCGGTGCTATCTGGAAGTTTTGAGTTAAATTGGTAGGCTGAGAGTTCATTTGTGATTGTACTTGAGCCCTTAGATTTTCCAAGTCTTTAATTTGATTAGTAATCTTGTCTATAGTACCTTGCTGATTGAGCATTGGATTATAGCCAAACATAAAACCATCTCCTTTGTTAAGACTATATACTAAAGGTTAAGAAGTGTAAGAAAGTATAAAGCAAACAAAAAGGACTAAATTATTAGTCCTTTTAATTTGTCATTTATTGTCCGTTTTCTTTTCTTAATATTTTCTATTGAGTAAAAAGTTTGATTAGCAACTTTAATTTCACTATAACCATCCACATAATAAAGTTTACATATTTTATAATCAATAGGGTCTGCATTTATTCTATCTAACTTTGATTTTAGTTCATCTTCACTCATACCTCTATATAGAGGTTTCTTATCTGGTTTAACAAGTTTAGATGTAAACCAAGCAAGTATAATTCCTAATAATATTGGAACTAGAATAGATATAAAAGAGGGTATCGTTATTCGGTTCAAACAATAATATGTTAAGTTAGATATTACAAAACAGTGCATAGCATTTCGTAAGTGAAATGGTTTACCAAATGAGTGCTTGTTTATCCAAAATGATGAAATGATAAATATACACTCAATTACAGTTTTATTCAATGTTGCTACAAATATAACGCAGGAAATTGTAAATATATTCCATATCAAAGAAAAGATTAAATACAAAGTAATTTCAAACTTTTCTTTCTTATTAGTCTTTGAATATTTTGTTTGAAATTGTTTTAACTGACTTTTTAATGAAGTTAGTTTCTGCAAAGAAGAACCAACTTGTTCCTGGAAAATCCCACATATACTTACATCTCCTTTCATAAAATATAACCTATATGACATCACCATTAACAAGAAGTAATCAATCGTAAGTATTACATTTATTGATAATGATGTGACATAGTCTAGTGAGTATCTATACCTTGTTGCATAAGAAACTAATTGAAACACCATACTTATTAGAGATACAACTATAGTTCTCTTGAAAATAGGTTTCTTCGTTTTCTTAATTCTAGTATAAATAAAACAAAGTGTAAATAAGTATAAAACATCACCAACCACATTTAAACCATATTGCATTAAGAATTGTTTACCTAAAGATTGAAATATAGAAGTTGGAAATAAAGACCATAAAGTTAGTTTCCAAGACTTTTCATTTAAGATTAAAGAAGTCATTATGTGTTGATAAAGCATAAGGAATACAAAACATATTATGTTTTTAAGCAATTTTATACTAAGTATATTATCTAACCATATAATAAAAGGACTAGATGTATCTATACCGAAGTAATCTAGTCCACATAATTTTAAAATAAATATCGTGAACAAGATATAGGCATAAGTAATCAATGTCCTTTTCATTATCAAACCTACATCTTTATTCATAATTTTCCCCCAAACTATTTTATTACTAGAGCAATTATAGCACCTACTACGGCTGCAACTATGCCTGTAATAATTGTATTTTTTATATTAAACATTAGTTTATTAGGTTCATCTTCGTGAGCATCAACCTTTTTTCTAATGTCACTAATATCTGATTTCATATTTGTCATTTCATTGACCATTACTTTAACATCAGCAGCAAGTTCATAAAACGCTTTAGTTATATTGTGAAGTTCGTCAATTCTTTTATGAGCAGATTTAACGCTATCTTCAACCTTTACAATTTTTAAAGCAATTTCTTGCAATTCTTTATCAGACATATAAGCCTCCTCTTTATCCATAAATATTATAGCATTGATATAAAATATTTACAATCTTTTTATTCTTTTAACATAACTATCTTTGATTAAAGGATGATTATTTTTAGTTCTAGCACTACAATATTCTCTCTCAAATTGATTAAGAATATCATCTATTGCTCTTAAATTAACACCATCTAAGTATCCTTTCATATTCTCATCAATCATTTCACTTGTAATTGCCTCGAACATATCTCTATCATATCGCTCAATTATATGTAAATAATCGTGAGCAGTATCTTGTCTTAATATTGCTCCGTTCCAATCATAATACCCTTGCCCCATTTCATAAACGGGGCATAGTCTTTTAGGTATTATTAAATGATGAAAAGATAACTGACTTGTTCTATCGAAAGGATAGCCCATAAAGTCACACTTTAACTTTGTTAAAGCATATTTTTTAATCATAATCTTAGTTATCTCACGCATACAAACCCCTTAATTTTATCTAAGCAGTAGTATCTATTAAATCAAATGTAGTAGTACCAGCATCAGGTGCCTCAATAGTTTCACCCAAAGCATAAGTATTAGTACCATCAGACCAAGCAAGATTTGCTTCGGCTATTGTAGTAGTTAAATCACTATAACTTGGTAAAGTATAGTTGTGTCCAACTATTCTATAAATAGTAGTATTAACATTTATTGTAGTATCTGCTAATGATGTTGTTAATGTAAGTTTAGTTGTTTCAACTCTATTCCCATTAACATCATAAGGTATAAATATATTACCATAGTCAATCCAATACTTTGTATTAGTCCAATCATCATACAAGTCTGATTTAATTAAAATTAGTCTTTTCCTATGTTGAAATGTTATACTTGACCTTAATGTAGGTACAAATGATGTCTTACGCATATCAATTATAATTATTGGAAAACTTGTAGAATATGCCAAATCTCGGATATAATTAGAGTAATTTATACTTTGGTCAGTTGGATTATATTGTTGATATTGTGAAACCAAGTTCGCACACCATTTTGGACTGTTATAGACAAGTTTTTTCGCTTTTACAAGTGCTTCACTTCTATTAGTGGATACATTATAAGGAAACATATTTGGGTTATTAGGTAAAATAAGTACTTCTAAATTGTCACAATTAAATACGGCTATTGTACCAATAGACTGTAAAGTATTTGGTATTGTTACATATTTTAAATTAGCAAAATAATGAAAAGCATTAGTAGGAATATTAGTTGTTCCATTTTTAAGTCTGGCTCCTATAGCATATATAACAGCATTAGAAGTTTTAAATAGGTTGTTATAGTAACCAGAAACTACTAAATTGGTTGTTTTTATTGTGTAAATACCTGGTCTTGTATAAGTATAACTTGTACCACCAACAGTTCCATCACCCCAATCTACTACATCCATATCTGTTTGAACTGTTAAGCCTTCTGGTGAAACTACAATATCAAACTCATTATAACCACTCTTAGTTGCATAAAGAGGACCTACAAGTTCATCATTTTCAACAGTTATTTCACCATCAACTATATTAGCAGTTGATGACCACTCTTGAAAAGTTAGATTATCGTGTTCTGGTGGGGCAACAGGTAATTTAAACTTTTCACCTCTATTATGTCTTTCGGCTTTGAGTACTGTACCATCATAATCTAAAACTTGTACTAAAAAATTACCTTCGCCCTTCACTATTGGACAAGCAATATCTAAAACTTTAGGAGCAAGTTCTGTAAAAGTTTCATCATCACCAGCACTAACGCCCATATCAGTTAAATTATCTACTAATTTTTGTTTATCAGATTTTAAATTATCAACATAATCTTGAATACTTGGCATATTATTCACCCTCCTCTATTGTCGTTAATGTTTCTAAATCTTCCGTAACATCCATATCTGTTAAAGTACTTAAATCAGCAATAACACTATCTAAATAACTAGAAATACCAGCAATATCTATATCATAAGTATGAGTACCATTAACATCAGTTACAATTATAGTAGTTAAGAAATTAGTTGGGTCTTGTTCTACGGTTATTGTTGGAGAATACCCATCTGAACCTCTTGCACCTGTAGCACCTACAGGAATACCAAAGTTAAATAAAGGTTGCTCATCTGTACCTGTTCTAGTAACTGTAGCATTACTTCCTTCTGGTAAAGTTTGTACTGTACCTACTTGAACATTAGGTGTAACACCATCATAGACTTCTACACTTTCTTGTGTACCATTTCTCTTAGTTATAGTAAGTGTTGCAGTATGACCTGTCTTAATTACATCTAACTCTAAGTTATCTAATTCAGTATCACCAATATTTTCCCAAGTATTATCAATCCAAACAAACTCATCATAAATATTATTAACCTCAGTAGTTGTCTTTGGTACAAAATAAATAATATTAGGTTCTCCAACACTAGGTAAAACCTCAACTTTTCTAATAGTAACTTTAGTAATACCACTTATTAAAGTATTAACTTCTGTCTTATTGTAAGTATCAGTTTTCTTATAATAGTTATCTAAGTCATCAATAGCCTTAACATAACCTTGTACTTCTTCTTTTGTATAAACTTGTGGTTTAGTATAGTAATTTTCTAAATTGTTTACTGTTTTATCAATATAACCTGCATCA